GATTTATAATAGTAATTTTATAAGTCCCATTCTTTTGATATAGACTTGTTGACTTTAATTGAATAGTTGGAATATAATTACTTGTATTATAAATAAATTTAAAATTACTAGTTGCTATATTATATATTGGATTTGAAGTTGTTTGAATATAACTATAGTTTGAACTTTGTGGGTAATGTTGTGTTATAAATATATTAGAACGAAATAAATATTGATTATCTTCTATACTAAAATAATTTTTATAATTATAATTTTCATTACACGAAAGTACTGTTATATTACACGCTAATTTATAATATGATGTCTGTTTTATCTGTTTTATATATCTCCAATATATATTTTCGCTGCCACTATTTAATACTTCATATTCGTAATAAGGTGTACTTGCACCATAGAAATAATATTGATTATAACTAACTCCATTGCTAGTTAATGTTTGTAAATTAAATGAGCCTGTATTCGGTATTACACTTGGTAATTCGCCAGTATATTGGTAATAATATATATTACATGTTACTCCATTCCATGGAATATTTAATGGCAATCTACTAATGTCTGTACTATTTAAATTAGTATAAGAAACATATGTATATGTATCATCAGTATATATATTACTTCTATATATATATCCGACGTTACAATTATATGTACTAATATTACATGTATATGATTTAGCACTACTTTGTTTTGATGGAATAGAACCTCCTGATACAGATATATTAAATACTTCATCATATAATGTTGATAATATAACTTGGTTTACATTTGAAGATAATAGCGTATAAATATTATCAGTTCCTAATATATCTATAGGTGTTTCGTGTAATTTATATAAATCTAATCCATAGTAATCTGTATTATTTCTTATAAAATCTATATTTAAAATTTTATAATATGGTCTTGATGCCTGTGTATATTGAATTAATAATTGTGTACTATCATTATTATAAGGATGATATGGTTGATATGTTATACTATTTAAATTAGTAATACCATCTGGTATTGTTAATATACCAGATATTGGATAATTTCTTACATATATGTTTTCAATATTTATATTTGGTAATCTTACAGGTACTAATACATTACTGGTAGGTAAATATAATTCTATATTTGATAATGGTGAATCCAATATATAATTACTATTATTATAATACAAAAAATGTAATGGATAGTATGTATTTGCAATAGTTACTTTTACTTGAGCGTTAATTGAAATATTACTATCAGTTGGTAATAAATAAACAGTTTGGTTAATTAAATCTTGATATGTAAGTGTAATCGGATTATCATTATATGTATAATTCATTAGTTGAGTATATAATGATATATTTGCTGGTAGTTCAATATTTATAGAATCTGCAGGTGAATAAAGAGGTTTACGTAAAATATGAGCTCTATCTAAATAAAATGGTTTTATTGGATGTAGATAAAGCGAATTACTATTAAAGTATTCCACATTCGACATATATATATTAAATGTCTTTGGTGAATTAATCGAAATTATATTATTTAGTTCTCTCCCTGTAGCTACATTAAAAGAATCATTACTTGCAAAAATTGATTCTGGGTATAATTGATAACTAAATGTAAAATTAGAACCAAATAAGTTTGTATTATTTTTTCCATATTTAGGCTGTTTTATTACAATATTACTAGTATTTGTATAATAATTTATATAATTACTAGTTAAATATGTACTTGTTTTATCATAAATCCATTGAGTTTGAGACCATATAATATTTGATGTATTTTTGATTAAATTAAAACTGTTTCTAATAAATAAATTTGATTGATAGTTTGATTTTAATTTATAAGCATCATAACTTTTTGGAAAATATATTTTATAAATAAACTCATTTTGCGGTGTCAAATCATCCATTCTTATTAGATTAAGTCCTAATATTCCTAATTTTGAACTATATAATTCTGGATTAAGATTATATAATTCAATCGGGAAAACGCTATTTAAATTAAAATTATTTTTAAATAATTGCTGTTCTTCAGATATTCCAGTTATTCCTGTAGTAAATGTTATTAAATCTAGATTTTTAGTTTTTATATTTGCTTCATCATTAATATATAAAAAGAAATCAGGTATTGATAAAAATCCTTTATCTGTCAATGGATAAACAAGCCCTTGGTATAAAATATGATAGTAAAATATATTTGTTAAATTAGAATCTAATGTACTTATTGTTCCAATACGACGATTTGCCCCCGAGTTATAAATATTTATACTATTTTTTGAAAAAATAGCCGATGTATTAGAATTAATTCCATTAAATATTGTATCTGAATAAAACTCTTGTAAATCATAATCATCATAAGTTTTAGACTGATTAATTGGAAAACGCCAATCTAAACGGTCGTTTAAAACATATACACTTGTAATATCAATATCATTTCCAATAGAAATCGCATTATCTGAATCAGATATAATACCTCTTCCAATTAAAACTGATGCTAAACCAGAACTATCTAAATTTTGACCTATACTAATTGCATTATGATAAGTTTTTACATTTTTCGTTCCAATTGCTATACCAAATGAATTTGTTTTATCATGTGTATCAACGTTATACCCAATAAATACATTACAATTTCCAGATTCAAAATAAGTTCCAATATTATATCCTACTACAACACTCCCATTTGTATTATATTTTAATAGTGTTTTTGCTCCTAAAATAACATTCTCATTTCCTGATAAATTTGAAGCCACATTTAATCCAATTAAAACATTATTATTACCAGTAACTTCATAACCTGCTCTAAACCCAATTAAACAATTACCATCACCGAATGAGTTTGAGTATCCAGCATAAGCTCCAAAATAGGTATTCTCATTACCTCTAAACAATGCTCTTCCTGAACGATAACCTGCCATAGTGTTAAAATTTCCACTACGATTATCTTGACCCGCTTCCGCACCAATAATTGTATTATAATCTGCATTAAGTGTACGTTCTGCAGCACGATAGCCAACAGCTACACTAAAGTTTCCTGAATAATTTTCCCTCATAGCATAAGAGCCAACAGCAACACATTGAGAACCATCTTTATTTAGTTCGCCTGCTCGAAAACCAATAAATGTGTTTTCATCTCCACGTCTATTCTCTTTTCCTGCATAGGCACCAACATAGGTACAGTAATTTCCTCTCTCATTTAAACTACCTGCTTGAAATCCTACAAATACACCAAAACTACCCGCCTTATTTTCTTTTCCTGATTCAAATCCCACAAAGGCATTTCCAGATCCAGAACTTATCTTTCCTGCCCCTTCACCAATACGAACTGTTAATAAAGAACGTGTTGAAATATCTGCAAAAAATTCATATTGACCTTCACCGCCATTACGAATATTGTAGGCAGATGATTGTAAATTTAACATAAGAATCCTCTATCTTTATGCAAGGAAAGAAGAAACATAAAACAGATTCAAGCAACTAAATATTCATCTAATTTTTTTTCAATCTCATCTAAAATATCTGTATAATACTTTACATGAAAATCCTCTTGCTTATTATCAACACCTTCATTTTTTTCACATTGAGATAGTATATATACTATTCGTGGTGTAATATTTTTTGAAATTTCCATACAAGGTATATATTTTATTAAAAGTTTATATATATTTTCATCGTTTAAAAATATATCTAATATCTTTTCTAATTGATTATTTTTAATATATTTTTTTAAAAGAATTACTAGAGATGCTTCATGAAACGCCCATAAGTTATCTAAATCATTTATATGTAATGCTTTTTTTATATGAGATGTATGTAATATAATACGCTCTATACTGTATTTCTCAGCACACCAATATGTAAATAAATAATAACCATCTTTAAATTCACTATTATTCATCTTATTCCATTGAAATCCATTTGTATAATTGTAAATCTCTTTAATAAATGATGACCCTTCTGAAATAAATATTACCTGTTGTAAATAGATTGGTATAAATGATAATAACCATCTTTGAAACTGTTCTTGTTTATATTTTAAAGGTGTATAAATACTCATAAATCCACGTATAAGTTTTAAAGGAATCATTAAATATTAATTAAAAAACCTCTTTATATACATTTATAGAATATATTATTATTATAAAGTATGGATGAATTTGATTTAAAAAAATTTATTACAAATCCTAAAAAATATTTAGATTCGATTTCATTAGATACATTGGTACCGTTTTTAGAAAAAGCTAATTATATGTATCGTAATACAACACAAACATTAATAAGTGATGAATTATACGATTATGCACTTGTCTATCTCGAACAAAAAGACCCCAATCATCCATTCCTTAGTATAATTGGTGCACCTGTTGACCGTAAAAAAAAATTACCTACATGGATGGGGTCTCAAGATAAGATACGAGATGACCCTAAAGCTTTATCTAATTGGCAAAAAAAATATAAGCCACCATATATAGTAACTGATAAATTAGATGGTATTTCTGGATTAGTCGTATATGATACAAAAAAGAAATTTAGTATATATACACGTGGTGATGGTGAATACGGACAATTAATAAATGGGATTTTACCATATATTAAAAATGAATCTTGGAATTTTACAAAACCTACTATTGTCAGAGGTGAATTTATTATGTCAAAGGATAATTGGGCTAAAAACAAAAATATTGGAGCCAATGCCAGAAATGTAGTTGCTGGACTTTTAAACTCTAAAAAGGTTAATCCCGATGTAGCTAAATTAGTTGATTTTATAGCATATGAATTAGTTGAACCACAAATGCCATATATTAATGCTTTAGAATATTTAAAAAATATAGGATTAAATGTTGTTAATTATCAAATAATAGATAATTCTCAATTAAATTTAGAATATCTATCTGAACGATTAATTCAACGTCGAACTGATAGTCTATATGAAATTGATGGAATTGTTATTAGAGATAACTTAGTTTATCCTAATATTCCTGGTAAAAATCCTAAATACAGTTTTGCATTTAAAACCATTTTAACACATGCTCAAGCTGAAGTACTTGTTACACATGTTGAATGGAATATTAGTAAAGACGGTTTTTTAAAACCCATCGTTCATTTTAACCAAGTTCATATTAGTGGAGTAAAAATTCAAAAAGCTTCTGGATATAATGCTTCTTATATCTTCTCTAATAATATTGGACCTGGATCAAAAATTGTTATTATTCGCTCAGGAGATGTTATACCTAAAATAATTCAAATTATATCTCCTTCTGCTAATGGTAATCCAGATATGCCAGATATCCCATTTATATGGAATGATACTGGTGTTGATATTATGATAAAACAAGCTATCGAAAATGATGATATTAAATTACGTCAACTAGAAAATTTTGTAAATAGTTTAAATATTATGTTTATTGGTGAGGGTGTTGTAAAAAAACTATTTGAAAGTGGTATTAAAACTATTTCTCAATTTGTTGCTCTTAAAAAAGACGATTTTCTATTACTAGAAGGGGTACAAGAAAAAGGTGCTGAAAAAATGTCAAAATCTTTACAAGAACGAATGCAAAATGTTACTTGTGAAGAACTTATGGTTGCAAGTAATTTATTCGGACGTGGTTTTGGTAAAGAGAAGATTAAAATTATTGTTTCTGCTAATCCAGATATTTTAAATGAGAAATTATTAACAGAATTAAATTCAGTAAAGGGTATTGGTGAAAAAACAATGTCTACATTTTTAGAAAAATTACCATATTTCTATGAATTTTTAAAAGAGATTGGATTTAAATGTAAAGTATCTAGTAAACCAGAATCTTATGAATCTATAAAAGATTTAATTTTTAAAGATAAAATAATTATATTTACAGGATTCAGAAATAAAGATTGGGAAAAACTAATAGAATCATTGGGTGGTAAAATTGGTACAGCCGTTTCTAAATCAACCTTTTTAGTTGTAGCTACAAATATAGAAGATACTTCTGCAAAAATATTAAAAGCTAAACAATTAAATATTTTAATATCTAAAGATGCTTTTGTTAAAAAATATAAAACCTATGGGTTTTGATATAAAGCTATTTAATTTCATTTTTATTACAGATAATGAATCACAACTATCAAATCTATTTATCACAGAACGATCCTTTATATAATCAACCTCTTAAAATTATAAAAGAGTTAAAGCCTCATCAGAAAAGTGCCTTATTTAAATCTATAAATATGGAACAAAATCAATATATTCAATATTATGTACCAGACCCTGAAAATTATATACATTTTATAGATAATACCCCAACATTTAAAGGTTCTTTTCAAGTATCTGCTAATGTTGGTATTATTGGAGATATCGTTGGATATGGAAAAACATTAATTGGTTTATCTATTATTGCTGAAGCTTCATTAAATAGTATTTTTATTAATCAAAACCAAATACATAGCTATGGTATTTCACGATATTCAGGTAATCTAACAATTACTAAAAATCGTACCTTTTCAGTACCATTAAATACATTGATAAATACAACATTAGTAATTGTTCCTAGAGGACCTGTATATATGCAGTGGAAAAATACAATTGAGATAGATACAACCTTAAAATATCTATCAATTGATTCTCTTCATACTATTAAAAAGGTATTACCAAAAAATAAAGAAGCATTACAAATTTTTTTAGAATCATTTGATTTAATATTAATAAAAAATACTACGCTTAAAGTATGGTTTGATTATTTAACAGAAATTGAAATATTTATACCTGGTTTTAGTCGAATCTTAATTGATGAAGCACATGATATTATTTATAAGATTCCTAAAATGGATTTTAAATATTTATGGTTAATTACAAGTAGCTACATTGATTTAATAAATTATAGTTATTCTAAAAGTATTTCAACTCATGTAGATTTATTATTAAATAAAGAACGTATTCACTATCTTCTTGTTAAAAGTAAAAAGTCTTTTATCACACAGTCTTTTAATATTCCAGAACCCATAGAATTATATTATCTATGCCAAATGAATAAAAATATTAGTATGCTTGCTATGATTGTTAGCCCATCTATACGTGATAAAATTAACGTAAATGATATTGCAGGTGCTATTCATGAACTTGGAGGAACTCAAGAAACAGAACAATCTCTTATCGAATCTGTTAAAAAAGATTTTATAAAAGATATTCAAAATAAAGAAAAAGAGATAGCCTATATTGAATCATTAGATATTGATACAGAGCAAAAAGAATCACGATTACGAAACTCACGTAATGAATTAAATAGATTTAAAACTCGTTTAGATAGCTTATCTGAACGATTAAATGATTTAACTACAAAAACATGCCCTATTTGCTTTGATACATTAGATAACCCTCTTTATTTAAATTGTACTCATACTTTATGTGGTAAATGTTTATTTCAAATGGCTTATAATGGAGTTCAAACACGAAATAAAATATTACTATGTCCTGAATGTCGTACACCAATCAATAGTAGTCAAATTAGAGCAGTTGTAAATCAGTTACCAATACAAAATGAGAATATTCCAATATTATTAAAAAAAGAAGAACAGTTAATTCAAATTATATTAAAAAAACCGATGGGTAAATTTTTATTATTTTCTCGTTTGGATTCACAATTTTATAATTTATGTAAATTACTTACACAGAATGAGATTTCCCATAGTGAAATTAAAGGTTCTACACAACACATGATGAATATTCTTCATGATTTTAACAATGGAAAAATTAAAGTTATATTATTAAATACATATCATGCTGGTTGTGGAATAGATATTAGTTGTGCTACAGATGTTATAATATATCATCAAATGCCCGCTGAGAAATATCAAGCTATTGGTAGAGCACAACGCGTTGGAAGAACAGATACATTAACAATCCATAATTTATGTTATCCACAAGAATTACAAGAAAATTAATATCTTTTATTTTTAGATGTCTAAGTCCGCTGCCGATTGTATTAGAGAAGTTGAAAATTGGTCTAATTATGAAAATACTCATAAATTAGACCATATTGCATATGAACCAAAAGTTGTAAAAAATATACTATCTATTGTTTCTCCTAAAATTGAAACAATTTTACAAAAGATAAAAGAATTAGACGAAGCTGATTTAAAAAAAGACGGCCATCTATACAAACACCTCATTTTTTCCGATTTAAAATCGAATGGAGGTGCTAAAAGTATTGCTTCCGCTTTTATTGCAAATCAATATCATCTTATATATAATTCAAAGTTATCAATAGATGAACCGATTCAAAATAACAACTATAATTTTGCATTATTAACATCTTCTAAATTATATCAAAAGGATATTGGTATTCGTTTTAGAAGAAAAATTTTACAACTATTCAATGAAAGACCAACTAATGTTTTCGGACAAAATATTCGTTTTTTAATTCTAGATGCTGGATTTAAAGAAGGTATCGATGTTTTTGATATTCGTTATATTCATATTTTAGAAACACCTATCACTACAGCAGACAAAAAACAGATTATTGGTCGCGGTACACGTTTTTGCGGACAAAAAGGACTTAATTTTGATAAAGAAAAAGGCTGGCCTTTATATGTATATCAATATAAAACAATAATACCTGAAGCTTTACAATCAATATATAAAACTTCATCTCTATATGAATTATTTTTACAAAAAAGTCATATAGATATATCCCTTCAATCGTTTAGCCAAGAATTAGAAAGAAGAGCAATACAATCTTCAGTAGATTTACAACAAAATGCTCCAATTCATTTATTAAACGCCGATTTTAAAGAGATTTATGATGAAGCAGATAAAAGTTTTCCAAAACCAATGGATACGGATGAGATTGACAAAGATATTATTATTAAATATGGTATGAAAATAGAGAAAAAAGGACCTATTAACTGTAAAAATGGTTGTAAAGGAAAAGCATTAGCAATTCCAGTTGCATTTTTACTTATTGTATGGTATTTAAAACCAGTATTTTCATCAATCCCTGATAAAAAACCTAAAGCATTTTTATGTAAGCAAATTGTTGAAAACAAAGATTACTGTAGTCGTTTAAATAAAGCATGGCATAATCCAGATATCTATATATTTAAAAATCAACGAAAGATATATGATAAAATTAAAAGTTTTCCATATGGAAATGTATACGTTCAACAAAAGAAAATAATAACTGATTATGTTAAAATAATAGTGGATTCATTTGAAGTACCACCAGAGCCACCTACTAAATATTTATATTATGGCAATTTACAAAAATTTATTGAAAAACGTTATAAGCATCAAACATGGGAAAAACCAACAATTGAAAATTTATGTATTACTAAAGAGCCTAAAAATAATACAGACGCCCCACTTTTGGAGTTTACTCCTTCTCAAGATTTTGTCCGTCACTATTTTCAACCAGCTTCTGTATATAAAGGCTTATTATTATGGCATAGTGTTGGCACAGGTAAAACATGTACTGGTATTGCTGCTGCAACTACTAGTTTTGAAAAAGAAGGATATTCAATTCTATGGGTTACTCGTCATACGTTAAAGGGTGATATTTGGAAAAACATGTTCGAACAAATATGTTCTGTTACTCTTCGCGAAAATTTACCAAAAAATTTTTCAGCAGAAGAAGCTATTAAAAAACCATTTGATTATATTTCAAGTAAATGGATTACACCAATTACTTATAAACAGTTTTCAAATCTATTAATGAAACGTAATCAATTTTATGAAGAGATGGTTAAAAGAAATGGTGCAGTTGACCCATTACGTAAAACACTCATAATTATTGATGAAGCACATAAATTACTTTCTTCTGATTTGCCTTCTCAAGAACGTCCAAATTTTTCAGTTTTACAACAATATATTAAAGACTCTTATGTTAAATCTGGGAAAGATTCAGTCCGCTTACTATTAATGACAGCAACACCTTATACATCAAATCCTATGCATATGATACAATTAATTAATTTATTAAAAGAATATGAACCAATACCAGAAGACTTTAAAACATTTAAATCTAAATACTTAACAGAAAATGGTAAATTTAAAGACCCTTATGAATTTGTAGAACAACTATCTGGGTATATTAGTTATTTAAATAGAGAAAAAGATATACGACAATTTGCATCTCCAATTTTAGAAACAATTGAAGTACCAATGAGTTTATCAAATATTAACGAAAATAAGAAAAAATTACAAGACTATACAATTGAATATGAAGATGCAGTATATAGAGTTCATAAAAATAAAGAGGCTATTAAAGATGCTAAGGAGAAAATTAAATTAGAAAAAAAACTATTAAATGAAAAATGTAAAACAATTAAGAATAGAGAAGAGAAGGCTAAATGTAAAAAAGAGATTCTTGAAAATGTAGCTACATTTGAAAAACAGATTTTCGAAGAGGCTAATCTAAATATTAAAACTTATGAAGAAAAAATGAAAAACATTAAACCAGAAATTTTAAAGATAAACTATGAAATAAAAGACTATAAACATAATGATTTAAGTCAAGAACGTTTACTAAATGAAAAGTGTTTTAAACAGAAATAAGCTTAAACATATAAGGTAATGGAAGATAAAAAAGACTTCTTATTTCGATTTATACCATTAGATAAACGAAAAAGTTTAAAATTAGATGATGAAGCGCTGTATAGCGTAACAGACCAATATACAGCTGACCGAATTTCAAGAGATATACTTAGGGTAATTCCTACATTACAAACTATTACTGATGCTACAGCTTGTGTTGGAGGAAATACATATTCATTTAGTAAATACTTTAAAAATGTTAACGCAATTGAGGTAGATAAGATACGTTATCAATATTTATTTGATAATATGAATATTCTAGACGTTTCAAATGTTGAATGTTATCAAGGAGATTTAATGTTAATATGTCATCGTATTCATAATGAATTAATTTTTATTGACCCGCCCTGGGGTGGTCCTGATTATAAAAATAAAAATAGTATTAATTTATATTTATCAGAAGTAGAGCTATCGGAAGTATGCGAACATATAAAAAATAGTACGAAATATATTGCTTTAAAAGTTCCTGTAAATTTTAATGAAAAAGATTTTATTAGTAAAACCCCTTATATGAAATTAATTTATAAAAATCCAGATTTGCGCAAGATGCATCTATTGATATTTCAAGTAGATGAATAATATGAGGTTTGTGAATCATAAGAACAACTAATACCCTCTATAATTTTTAATATATCAATTGGTTCTAAATGTTCTTTTTCTATTAATGCATTTGCAATGGCATCTAAATAAAATATATTCTCCTCAATTAGATTTTTTGCATTTTCATATGATTTTTCAATAATAAATTTTACTTCACTTGCAATATCATCTGCAATTGCATCACCAACCCGATTATCACTTACATTTAAGGGTCCTATTGTTTCATTAAAACCGTATTCGGTTACCATTTCTATTGCAAGTTCAGTTGCTTCTCGAAAATCTTGAGATGCTCCTGTAGTAATTTTCATAGTTCCAAATTTAATCTCTTCTGCAATACGCCCTGAAAGCATAACCATTAATTGATTTTCAAGATATTCACGTGTATATAAGCCTTGGTCTACTCTTTCTTCAGAAGGTTCAAAATAAGTTACACCTCCTGTATTTCCACGGGGTACAATTGATATTTTACGTATATTATCATAATCTCCTAATAGAATTCCCATTAATGCATGACCTGCTTCGTGATATGCTATTAATCTTTGTTTACTCTCTGATACTATACGTGTTTTACTTTCAGGACCTAATACTAATTTATCAAATACCTTACTTATATCACCATTAGTTATAAAACTCTTTTCATTAATTGCTGCATAAATAGCAGCTTCATTACATAGATTCTCTAAATCAGCCCCTGAAAATCCAATGGTTATTTTTGCAACACGTTCTAAATCAATCTCTGGTTCTGTACGTTTATTCTTTAAGTGTACTTTTAAAATCTCTTTTCTACCGATGTAATCTGGTAATTCTACAAGTACTTGTCTGTCAAATCTACCTGGGCGAATAAGAGCATCATCTAATAATTCAGGACGATTTGTAGCAGCAATTACAATTACTCCATCATTATTATTAAATCCATCCATTTCCGTAAGTAATTGATTAATACTTTGTTCCCTTTCATCATTAGAATTACCCATTGGATTAGATGAACGTTTTTTTCCAATTGCATCAATTTCATCTATAAAAATAATACATGGGGCTTTTTCTTTAGCTTTTTTGAATAAATCACGAATACGCGACGCTCCTAATCCAACAAATAGTTCTACAAATTCAGAAGCAGAACATGAAAAAAACGGCACATCTGCTTCACCTGCAACTGCTTTTGCTAGAAGTGTTTTACCTGTACCAGGAGGACCAACTAATAATATACCCTTTGGTATACGAGCTCCTATTTCAACAAATTTATCTCCATTTTTTAAAAATTGCACTATCTCTTTTAAATCATCTTTAGCATTGTCAATTCCAGCTACATCTTTAAAACTCGTTGTAATTTCGGTTTCTTCGTCAAATAATTTGCCTACACTCTGAGACATACCAAATGGTCCTTTACCAGCTGTATTCCCCCCATTCATTAAAAAAAATCCTACACGTAAAATTATTGCAAACCCTAATAACTGCATAAGAATTTCAAAAATAGCCGTTATTGTATTTTGTGCGGTTAAATCTTCATGAATATATTTTACTTCAATATGATGTTCAATTAAATCATCTATTAAATGGTCTGATGGTATCAGCTGTACAAGACCCTCTAATCCATTTTTTAATTGAAATTCACCACGTAAATCTTTTGAAAAAATATCTATTTTATCTACTGCATCATGCTTTACTTCATCTAAAAAATCAGTATACGTCCATTCTATTTTATTTTTTGTTTCAATATTCGGTGCATTTAACATTGGAAAAGATATTCGTCCAGGTGCTAAAAAATACTTTACTATCATTGGAGGATGATGTACTTGTATTGTTGATGGTTTCGGTACTGGAGCATGACTGTATATTTTAGTAGAAAGCCTCATTAGCTACTTTATATAATAAAAAAACTTCTTTTTAAGCGAATTAAAGAATATAATATAAAAATATAAAAATGCGGATTACAATTATTGGTCCTGGTATTATGCCTATTCCTCCAAGAGGTTGGGGGGCTGTAGAATCTTTAATTTGGGATTATAAGATTTTTTTAGAGATGAATCCTAATATTAAAGTAACTATTATAAATACACCAAATCCACATGATATGATACAACTAACAAATGCTTCGACTCCAGACGTTATTCATATACAATATGATAATTTATGGACTTTATGGAATTCTTTTGAATGTAAAAATATAATGCTTACAAGTCATTATGGTTATTTAGACCAGTTAGAAAAAAGACAAAATGATGGATATATATCTATTTTTAAAGGATTTATAGAATGTAATGCTAAAATTATTGCTTTATCTCCTAGTATTGAAAATATGTATTTAAAATATGGTTGTCATCCTAATCGGGTATGTGTTGTTCCAAATGGTGCAAATGAAAATATATTTCGTTTTACAGAAAACCCGATTTTTACAGATAAAAGTATCTATTTAGCAAAAATAGATTATCGTAAACGTCAAGTAGTATATCAAGATATTGAGTTTATTGACTTTGTTGGGAATAATGCAGATGGTAATTTTAATACAAAACGTTCAAATTATAAAGGTGAATGGAATAAGGATTATTTATATAGTAATCTTACTGATTATGTTAACTTAGTATTACTCAGTGATGGTGAAGCTCATCCACTTGTATGTTGTGAAGCTTTAATTTGTGGTCTTGGATTAGTAGTTTCTGAGTTTGCTGCAGCAAATTTAGATACATCACTACCATGGATTGATGTTATTCCTACTGAAAAACTAAATGATATCAATTATATAAAAGATATTATTCGTGAAAATCAAATTAAAAGTCTTGTTTATCGTAAACAAATTCGTGAATATGGATTAAAAAACTTCAGTTGGACGATTGCAATCGAAAATTATTTAAAAGCAATCGAAAATTTTTTTGGTTTAACAGTATAGAACAATATGGCTAAATCTACAAAACCTGGATTAGGTGAAATCGCTTATACTTCTTTTGGTGTTGGTTTAGGATTTATGGCAAGTATCGTAGTTTATACATTTTTAGGTATGCTTCTTTTTGTTCCTGGATTTATTTTATTAAAAAAGGAACAAAGAAAATCAAAAGAACTACAGTCTGATAGTATAAAAATAGTTGCTTATGTTTTAATGGGAATGGGTATGATTATAGGTCTTGGCCTTGGCGCCGGAGTTTTCTTTAATGAATTAGGTGGAGAGTTTTAAGTTTTTACATTTTTTTTATTTTATAGTTAAACAAAAATATAAAATTGATTTGTCAATAACCATTATATTACAAGAGCGACAGAATGAAGATTATCCACGTCAACGCCGTACCTAATTATATGTTTATGTCCTTCAGCAAAGGTGACTTGGTTTGGGTCAGTCATCAACAGATGCCATTTAATTCAGAAAACAAAAAAAACAATGGATGGAACATTCTATGCGAGCTTGGCATTGTCGATGAGGTCTTCCTAAACGAACAAGGTCAAATTTGGGGTCTCAGTATTTTCAATAATACATCTGCAACACAGTCGACGGGTCTATATATCGATGATGTTATTGAAAATTACACAAAAAAAACTCGCGATCTTAAACAAATCAACAGTGCAAATCTTATAAAAAAACATTACCATCGTCATTTTACTATCCGTAAAATTATGGCAAACAGAATAAAGAAGGCATATATTCAACATTATTGGAATCCAACTAATCCCAATATGCATCAACGTCTTCTTCGTGACTTTACAGAGCTACAGCAATAAAAAATATCAATAAATGCTAAAAATAATTTTAGCATTTATTGATAACAGTTAGTAAATCTTGAATACGATTAATATATGTATGATTCTCTTTGACCCAAATCATTTGTTGTTTTATATATTCTTTATCATTACAATGTGCTAAATAAACTTCTACCATTTTAGATTCATCAGATTCAAGTATAACATTATTTTCAAATAATTCTTTTAATCTAGGACAATTTGTCATTCCTAATTTTCCATAACTAATATTTTTAAATAAACGGCATGGTATATAGCCTATCTGTTTATGACAAGTACCTGTATCACCAATTCTTACTTTGTTTTGATCTCCACAACCTCTAATATCTGGGCTTACATAACTTTTTTGTACTAATTGTTTCGCCTCTTCAGCAGTTACTGGTTTTACCCAAGGGTCATTGTGAATAAAATGAATCCCTTTTAAAGAACATGCTCTTGCAAACTTTTGTATTTCATTATTGTTTCCAGCAGCTACGCTACCAATAAAGTAAGATACTGGTGGCTGTTCTGGTTCTATAAAACGATCTTCAAAATTAATCTCGTCTGGTAACAAATCTGTAGCCCAAGCAGTATAAATTGCTTCATATTTCAAAGGTGAATGATATCTAAATCTAGGATTTAAATCTCTATCTGTTGTTTCTTTTTCATAATATGTAATATCGTTGATTTTCTCTAGATTCTTTTTAGATAATTCATAGATATAATTACAATCATTAATTGATAATACATTAAAGCGTATATCAATCAATCGCGCACCTAAATTTAAATATTTCTTTGGTTGAATGGTATTATGTATACAATAAATATTAGATTTATCTAAAGGTATATTTTTATCTACATAACCTTCTGAAATAAACAAAGTATCTGTATAATCAAAATCAGTTGGATACTCATCATCATTAAACCAGTATGTTTCATAACCCAATGCTTTAAAAGCTTTATACCAACCATAATGAACGAAACTATGTGTATGTGAATTTAAAGGAAAACCCCATATAATAACTCTTTTAAACATATTATAATACTTATTATATTTTTATGTTTAATATAACATTTTTACAATTGTTTTATGTAGCTACATTGTAGAAATGAAAAAATGAATTATTTGTTATAAAAATATATAAATGATGAACTTTATTATTAGAACTCTATTTAATTTATTTGGTAAAAGGATTGATAGCTATGGAAAATATACTATTATTGATAACAGTCATGAAGTTTTATTGATACGATATTCAAGTGATAAATATATAAAAATTTTAGATTATAAAGAATTAAATAGTCCTTTTTCTTATCTAACACTTTCACAAAAACAGCCATGGGATTATAGTAAAAAATTTAAAAATTCAATTACTAATCGTAAAATTAACTAACTATTTTAAAACATCAGCAAATACTTTTTAAAGTTTCAATGATTTAAAAATAAAATTGTTATTATTTTATAATGCAAAATATAACATTTGTTACTGCGTTATACGATATTCAAAGAGAAACTCGCGGAGATGGACGTAAATGGAATGAATATTTAGAATGGTTTAAAGATACATTAGCATTACCGTTTCCAATGGTAGTTTATATTGGTGATGAAAAATTAATTGAATTTGTTAATAATTATCGTAATGTTGAATTTTCTACTAAAATAATTTTTCAATCTCTACATGATGTTCCGTATGCTTATTATGAAAATACATTTGAAAGAATATTAACTAGTAGTAATTATAAAAATAAGATTAAAGACCCGAATCGTGTAGAATGTAAAATACCTTTTTATAATATCATAATATATTCTAAATTTAAATGGTTAGAAAATGTTGCAAATACAAACCCATTTAATAGTGATTTTTTCTTTTGGGTAGATGCTGGTATTAGTCGTTTTATACCTTTATCTCTTTATGGCAAAGTAAAAAAATCAATTCAATTACCACCAAACAAATTAATTATTCAAAATAATTATACATTATATCATTATCCTGTTAATAACCAATACCTTTGGGATTCCCAATGTTTAATATGTACTACTATGTTTGGTGGTGATAAAAAAATTATAATAGATATTGCTGCAAATATTGATTATGAACTAAAACAGAATGTTCCACTTGATTGGATTAATAACGAACAGATATTAATCGCTTATATTTATAATAAAAAACCTCAACTATTTTCATTATTTGTTAATAATACAAATAATCATCTTTCTTTATTTGAAAAAATTTTTATTTAAAGATATATTTTATTATTTTATTTGAGCGGTAATCGTCCATTGGTTAGGATATACGCCTTCCAAGCGTAAGAGTTGGGTTCGATTCCCAGTTACCGTAAAAAAATGAATTTATTTTTAACTATTTTTTTAAAAGTAGGAATGGATTGTACTATCTGTTGTGAGCAATACAATATAAAAGATAAATGTAAAGCAATTTGCCCTTATTGTCATTTTGAATGTTGTCAAAAATGTATAGAAACATTTTTAATAAACACAATGGAAAATGCAAACTGTATGAACTGTCATCGTGCATGGGATATAGATGTACTTGAAAAAATGGTACACAAAACATTTCGTGCTATAAAATATAAAAATCATCGTGAAACAATTTTATTTGACCGTGAGAAAAGTTTGCTTCCTGCTACACAACCTGAAGTACAACGTGTTATACAAGAACGAAAATATACAGAAATTATTAAGGCTCTTAATAATAAATTAAAATTACTGCGAGAAGAAATACAAATAACCCAAATGCAGATTGGTTCTAATCGTCGTGCTTTGTTTCGATTAAATAGAATTCATAATGTAGAAGGGATTGTAAATACTAAAAGACTATTTACAATCCCTTGCCCTAAAGATAACTGTAAAGGATTTATATCAGAAGGTGAATGGAACTGTGGTATATGTAATCATTACACATGTTCTAAATGCTATGAGTATATCGGTGAATCTAAAGAAACAGAACATACATGTAAACCTGAAAATATAGAGACTGCCAAATTAATTAAAAAGGATTCACGTTCCTGCCCTGGATGCTCTACACTTATTTTCAGAATTAGTGGATGTAATCAAATGTGGTGTACTCAATGTCATACTGCTTTCGATTGGATATCTGGAAAAGTAGAAAAAGGCGTCGTACATAATCCTCATTTCTATGATTATCAACGTATAAATCCGAATATAAATATACGTAATCGTGAAGACCAGCCGTGTGGTGGTCTTGTTGGAACATGGGAATTAAAACCGTTTATAAATAGATTGCAAAAAACAGATAATAATGTTGTATTTATCGATTGGATATATAATCTCCATCGTATTTGTTCTCATACTACTAGAATTGAATTACCACGTTATCATATACAAGGTGGTGTAAATAATAATATTGAACTAAGAATTCAATACCTAATTAATGATATTAATGAAGAACAATTTAAACGTAAACTTCAACAACATGAAAAAGATAATAGTAAAAAAAGAGATATTTATATGATTCTTCAAATGTATACAGATACTATGATTGATTTCTTTAATGAATTAATTCATGAAACAAATCTACATGAAGAATACTTCGATAATTGGCGAACTAAAGTTGAAAACCTACAAAAATATGCAAATCGATATCTTGAAAAAATATCAAAACGTTATGGATGTGTTGTTCCAGTTATTCATACTAAAGAATTCACTACTTATCGTTATTAAGTAGATAGTTTGCAATTATTGATACTTCTTTTGTAAAACGCTCTTTTTCAGTTAAAATACTTTCTCTATAACTTTTCTGTTTTTCATAATAATCATCATAGTTATTAAACACTTTTTCTATTAACTCTTTTAACTCTTCTGGGCCATCTACTTTCTCTGCAATTGGAATATCAATCTCATTATTTGCCGCACCTAATTTATTTGTTATAATAACACACCCCATTAATGCTGCTTCTCTTGGTATCCGATCTTGTCCTGGATGCGCTCCTAAATCAACATATATCTTACACTCCTTTAATTTATTAACTATGATTCTCGGTGTTAAATCAACTAATGGTAAAGATAACAGATTCCATTTTATAATATATGTTTGTATAATAGCATCTTTTATTGGATTATAAGCTACTATATTTTCACGTATATTATTATTAGTTTTAGAGTTTAATATAAATAATTCATTTGTATAGTCATGTAAATCAAAGAAAACTTGTTTATCTTTTAAGTTTTTAGTAATCGCTTCTTTTACATAATAGGATTGAAACAAATGTATACATTTATCATCTGATACGTTCTCTTCTAGTGTATTGAAAGATACTGCATTATTTAAAGATAACCACCAGATTGCGAATCTTATATTATTTAATTTTAAATAGTTTAATAATAGTTTTTTTGTATAAATTTCAGGATAAATTATTACATTCTCAATTGTATCTTCAATGACTAAACTCTCTTTTATCAGAGGATATATGTCTTGATATAATATATCTTTTTCATCTTTTTTATTTAAATAAAATATATATGCTTCATATTTTAAATTATTTAATTCATGACATAACTGGTGCATTGCCTCTGGACCTCCTGTTTTAAAATAAGGACACACTATGTATATTTTCATTCTATATAAAAATTATACAATTAAAGTCTTAAATCTTTTTCCATAACTCATCTGGGTTTTTCATATAAAATTTTTGCATTATTTGATACATCGCAAAGTTTTTATTATACATACATTGTAATGGTAACATATGTCGTTTTTGTGTTTTTATAAATATATTATTATAATCCTTATTATAAAATGATAGCTCTTTCAAAATTGTATAAATTGATATGTTAAATGTATATGTTGTATAGTTATATTTTTTACTCTTAATTGCATATAAATACTCTGGTATTATTATATTTTTATATAGTACAATACTATAGTAATTATTTTTATAATATTTAATATTACTTTGACATAAATACATTATATCTCTTATTAATTTTGTTGGAGGTAATGATAAGCTATTACATTTATAATTATTTTTATAAAAAATTAAACACTCTATTAAATATACCCATATATATTTACTACACTCTTTTTCAAAAGTTGTTATTATTTTTCTCCATACCATCTTTAATTTTCTTTTTGAAACTATATGAATTGTACTATAATAGCTTATTGTTTGAAAAAATTTTAATAATCCAATTCGTTTATTAGAAAAAATACGATGTTTTATTATTTTAAAAATTATACCTTCATTTAAAAAATCTTTTAGCATAATCGGATTTGTCATAATATATTTTATCCATTGATTAATATTATATTGTAAACAATTATTATATATATATGGAAATACAGTTTTTAATATTGAATGATATTTCTTTTCTTCTAAAAAATATAATTGATGCATTTTTGGTTTAATAATTGATGTATATATATTTGATACATAGATATTTGATTGATTATATATATATATAGACCCATAATCATAAGGGTCTAATTGATAAAAATGTCTATAAATTTTTTCATTACAATGTTGAAATGCATACATAAATGTATGTTCACAAATATTTCGATAATTAAATATAAAATATGGTTGCCATTCAGATGTTATAGTACTATATGTAAATCCTGGTTTTTCATTCATTAAATCATACATCACTTCTAAAAAATCATTATCATTCCATAATCCCAATGCATTCATAGACAAAGCTAGTATCATACCATTAGCTATTGTATAATTTTCATCTGCTACAATTTTATCAAAACTTATAATTTTTTCATATTCACATTTAACATGTTTTGATGAAAAAATTATATAAGAACCTTCTGTATCTGTATATACTGGATTAGATACTAAAAATAATATATTGGCATATTTTTTTATCCAATCATACATTGTTTTTTTACAAGTTACCTGCAATATTGTTTCAAACATATCAATATTAAATGTCATAATATATGAACCCGATATATAGTTAGTTTTAATAAAGTTATGTGAATATTGTGAAAATATAGTATAAGAACTATTACTTATATTTTTATAAAATTTAAAATCTGATAATAACATATTATATACTTTTAAAGGGTCTATAATCTCTTCATGATGCGCTAGATTTAATGCCTCTTTATTTTCTTTATCGTATAAATATACACGATTAATTAATTGTACTTCCTGTTTCTTCATTTCATTACATCTAAAATACTATTATGTAGATATCTTTATGTTCATAACACTAGTCTCTAATCCAGTTATATTATAATCATTAAATTCATTTAAAATTGTAATGTATTTATTTGGAATATTTTTTATAAGACATTGGTCTATTTTAATATATGCTTTATCAAATATATCATACTTATATATTATCATATAATGACTATATAATTCATAATAATAATTATCACAATATAAAGTCTTAGGCATTCTTATATATACGTAACTATTTATTTTTATTTTTTCATTTTTTAAATTAAGGTAATGAGTGAATTCTATGTTGCACCTGAAGAAATTAAGTTTTCATTAAATAATATTGTAAAGTATCGTATTTATAATATTTATACAGATATATATATTGAACTTGGGTCTGGTGTTAAATTTGGTATTAACAAAACAACACCTACAGAAGATATTCATATTGGTGGTAGTCTTCATTTAAATAATCCTTTAGATGTTAAATATAATTCTGGATTTAAAATTACTGTTAACAATAACCCTCTCGCATTTGTACCAATCGGAACTATTGTATTATGGCCTGTTCCCAATACTTCTACTGTTATTAACCCAATGTTATATGAAAATGAAAGTTATGCTGGTAACTATTATGAATCTTTACCTTATGGATGGATATTATGTGAAGGACAAAGTTTATCAATATCAGAGTTTCCTATATTATATGACATAATTGGAAAAAATTATGGTGGTTCAGGCAGTTTTTTTAGAGTTCCTGATTTTAGTGACGGTTATGGTATTGTAAATAGGGATACAACCAATACTAGTCGTAATATGTACGCAGTTTACGATAGACCTGTTACAGATGGAGATATAAATAATTATATATTAACTACAGCTAATTTACCTCAACACCGTCATCGTGGTACAACTGGTGAATCAACCGATCATGTCCTACCTTTTCACCAACATAATTATAAAACTGTATCAGGTTGTACTGGGGGTATTGGTGGCGGCGACCAACGTGCAGAGTGTGCCAACGTGTCGGGGCGCACTAGTGGAGCACAAACTTTACAACATAATCATAATGGTATACAAAATACAACGCTTATACGAAGTGGTATTCAAAGCGCTGTTAATTTAGAACAACCATATATTGTACTAAGATATATTATATGTATTTTTTAAAAAATAAAAGTTCTTTTAATAAGTTAACTATGAGTTATACTATATTTACACAAAATGCTATACAAAATTCTAATTTAATAACAAAAGCTACTACCACTTTTTTACAAATTAGTTCTTCTAAAGTCAATCTCTATGGTAGTCTAGGAATTGGTACAGATATCTTATTTACTAATATGCATGTAAATAACGTAAATTTTGATATGAATATAAAAATCAGTAATGAAAATAAAATCAGATCTTCTACGTATAATACATATTATGCATTATTGCCGATTGGTAGTATTATACTATATTCATCTTCTTCTCCAATTTATTATAATTTAATGATTAATAATGGTTGGATTGAATGCGATGGAAGAACAGTTTCTCTTGCAAATTATCCATTATTAGAACCTTTATTACGAGATGCTAATTATTATAATAATGGACCTTATCCTCAAGCAAATTTTAATGTTCCAAATTTTACAGATAGAATTCCGATTGGTGCTAGTGGAATTTTAACCTCTAATGATATAAATTCTGTATATACAAACACTATGAATATTAATCAAATACCAAAACATAAGCATAATATAGAATTAAGTAAAACTTTAGGTGAAAATAATAGTTTGCATTCTCATGAAGCTAAAAGTTTAGTAATAGACGGTGACGATATATCAGCAGGTGCCGCAGGGACAGCGGATGGTCTTACAGACAATAGTACTTATAATTTCATAGTAAGTTATAGTTCACACAATCACGAAGTAATGTTACCCGGTTCTCAAGATTTAAATAGTACCCCCACCCCCATTAATATACGTCATAGCGTTAAATATATATTATATTTTATTAAAGGACGTTAATATTTGATAATATAGTATATTAATTGAGATGGCTGAATATTATTAAATTTTTTTTCTGTAATATTGGGAGTTATAAAAGTAATATTGTTAGTTAAATTTGCATTGTTAGGATATATTTCACTCGATGATTCACTTTTTGGATGACTATGATTCTGTAATCCTGTTGCTTTATCAAAACTCTTATCTGTAATCCCTTTCGCACTTCTTGAGAACCAACCGCCATATCCATTTCTATATGCATCTGAACCAGAAGCATATTCGTGAGTATGAGTCCAACCGTCATCTTTTGCAATAAAGCTTGTATCCTCTGTGCTAGAATTATGGGTATGGTTTGGTAATTGAGATGCTGTAAATACAATACCATTATTTCCACCAGCTTCACCTAAACTATTATATCTACTAATGGATTCAGTTTGATGAATCACCATTCTATCTCGAATATCTGGTAAGTTAAATGTAGTAGAATTATTACCATTACCATATGTTGTTCCTATATAACTATATAATATCGCATACGTATTTCTTGATACGGCTTGTCCCATACATATTAACCATCCATCTGGAGGTGTAGACGATGGATACATAATTATTGTTCCTGTTGAAACTGCAGTATGTTTTACATTATCAATCTGTATTGAAGGTTTATTAAAAAATAATAGATTATCATCTACTGTAATCGAATCAATATTTTTATAATATACACTACCATATAATGGAAGTACAACCATATTATTATTAACAGTATCTACTGATAAATCTACTATACGCCCTCCTAATGCATCATTGTTTAAATTTATATCTTTTCCAAATTCACTATATCTTCTATATACTACTAAATC